ATAGACATAGAACCAGCACCTTTAGAAATGAAGTTAGATGTTGAAATGCGTTGTAGAGAAATAATGGCAAGTAATGAAATAGATGATATAAAAAAATACTGTACACATCTTGTCAGGCATAAATTAGAACAAGATGTATTTTTAGCTTCTATGTTAAATAGATTAATTGAACTGGAAGCTGCTGCTGTAGTAAGAGAAGTTAGAAAACAAAAAAAAACTAATCCCGTGAAGAAATTTTTTCATATTCCTTAAGTTCTGCATCTGTAAAATCTCTGATAAATAATTTATCAATCTTGTCAATCTCATAATTAAATTTAAGGATTGCAGTTCTTATATGTTCTGCAACCCAACGACCCTCTTCATAAACCATTTGAGCTTTACCATTATCTTTGATGAAAACATAATGATCCTGACCTTTTAGTTGAACATCTAGAAAATTCCTTTCTAAATTCTTACGTCTTATTTCTTTGAGTTTGCGTAATTTAACAACCGAAGCTCTAGGATTACTCATTTTTGATAACCAGTAGGAGGTGGTGTAAGCCAGTAGCGTACACCATTTATTATTTTAAAATGAATCTTCAAGTTAGGATCTAATTTTAAGTATTCATTCTGTTTACTGTTAGAAAGGTAATTCTTCATTTACCTCTCTTTCAAGCTTCTGTGGATTAATGTTGCCAAATACTCCGAACTGCCCATCCACCGCTTTAGAGTAGATTTGTACACATTTAGTTTTAACTTTCTCTTTTTTGTTAAAGTCGTAAACTTCTCCATCTTTTGCTTTTAGATCTACGAGAGTATTTAAATGTTCTATTAAATGAGTAACAGAGTCAACAGGAATTGTTAAACTCAAGACCTGTTGGCCTTCATTAAAACGATCATCACCTATAGACCATTTGATAGGTAAAGGAAGTGCTGGATTAAAGTCAGCCATAATTAAAAAAATCTTTTAGTAAATTGTTTAGAAATGAATTTATAGAGAGATTGTTCGACTTACAATGCTCTCTGATTAAAGAAGCAAGATCATCATTGGTACGCACCCCAAATACGTTTCTGTTCCAATCTTTACGCTGATCTGCTCGTCTTTGTTCAAGTTGTCTCATAATCTCTTGACCAGAGAACTCAGCTTCTTCTGATGTCATTAGTTGTCAGCTATCTTTGATATAGCATGACTTAGAAACTCTCCATGTCGAGCTTCTGTAATAAATCCTGTAAGTTTTGGAACTTTAAACTCCTTGATAAAAGAAGCAGCAATTTCTTTTGCTTTATCAGGATCAGTTTTCATTAACTCTTTAAGCTGATCTGTGATAAAAGTTCTAGCTTCAGTAGTGATTGGGGGATTTGATTCAGCTTGCTTTGATACAGGCTCAAGTTTTTGCTTGGCTTTTGTAGGTGTCCTATCAGTACCTTTCTGCTTTTCTGGTGCAGGTGTCAATGAATTAGCATCATCATCATCATCAGACCCTATGCCATAAATAGCTGATAGTGCATACTTTTTAAGGTAAGTTCTTCTGATACCATCTTCCTGGCTAGTGTTTTTACCAGTAGGAAGTGGTGGTAATCTATCAATACTTTCAAGTTTTTCATCACCAAAATACAAAGTTGTTATTAATAGATCAATAACTTCTCCTTGTTCGGTAATGATGTATTTACCAGTTTGAGTATGAGAGATACCAAGTTCATGTGCATATTGCACAATTTGTAAAACATCTTCTAACTTTGAATACTCTCTAGGATTTGGAAATTTAGTAAAGCCACTTTTAGGAGCAGCTTTTACTTTCATTTGAAATAACCTGAGAGCATCTGTTAGAGATTTAGGCTTTTCTGTGGTCATTAGTTTATTATACTAAACTATTAAATTATATACCTTATATAATGTTTACTGCAAGTTTATTGCAATGCTGCCTGTAATAAAGTATTGAATTGTTCTGGGGTCAACACCATTCGCCATTGTCCTCCTCTAAACCTGACCATACTTGCAACAAAGTCCACTCCTGCATTTTGCCTTTGTGTTTCAACCTCTCTAGGCTTAACAAGACAGGCTTGTGATTTATCTTTCCAATCGGCTACCTGTATTACGCAGTTTGGTACACCATGAATATCTCCAACATCTCCAGGAATCCCTGCTGATAAATTTCTTTGACAATCAAAACCAGTAACTTCAGTTAAAAGTTCTGCTGCTTCTCTTTCAGCTTTATCTCCTTTACGCTTCTTTGAATTAGTCATCCTTGTAAATCTGCAATCCGTTGATCTAGTTGTTTTATTCTCAAACAGTATTGTTCATCAGTTATTTCATGTCTAAACCAACTATCTCCAAGACAGGCTACTTCATTATGTAGTTTTGCAATTAGATATTTTTTTCTTCTATCAAGTTCTTTGTAAAAACATTTCATCTTTTACCACCCCATTTTCTTTTTATCTTATTGTTAAGTTGTTCTTTTTTCATCCTTGATAATTTAAAAAAACATTCATCAAGATCATCAATCAAGGTATCAAATTCTGCCTGATCTGATAACTCTAATGATCTTTGAAAATTAACAATAGATGCTCTGATAAGTTTTAGATCATGCCCTGAGACATCAAGTATATATCTCATTTAATCCCAACCCTCTAATATCTCTCCATAAAGAATCGCAGCTTCTTTACAAGCGTTTTTAGCATCTTGTGATCCTTGACATGACCCAATGTGCCACATCATTGATTCAGCAGTTTTAATATGTGGTTTTTTTGTGCTTACAAAATTTATATTGTAATCACATAAATAATCATCACTTAGAAGTTTTATTCGTGGATTATCTCCTTTGTAAGATAATAGCCACTCTCCAAATGTTTTTTTCATAAGTTTTTAGTCCATTCATCAATAAGTTTTCTTAAATCAGCTATACGTTTCTGAGCAGCTTCTATTCTTTGTTCTTTAGTCATTGTAATTAATTAACATTTGTTCTCTACAAAATCCTTGTCTTAATAAGGCTTGATAATCTTCAAGATTCGTTACAAGTACTTTCCATTCGTTATCTACAGGAAATGCAATAAAACGACCATTAGTTCTAAGTTTCATTGTTTTAACTCCTCCATGAGATCAGTTATCTGTTCTTTGGTATAGCCAAACTGGTCTATAAGTTTGTTATAAGCAAAGTATCTATTCTTTCCATTTTTTGAAAATAAATTACTTACACATTCACTTTCAAAACTTTTTACAATCCATTTAGCTTTGATGTTTAATTTTTTACAAAATTCATCATCTTTTCTTGGAATCCAAAATTCATATGTTGTATCAGAGTCAGGATCATAAAAGACCTGACCTTCATATGGATCACTTGGAAATTGTGGCATTAAAATAACTCCTGTTTTGATTCAAACTTTGTCCATGCTTCTTGCCATGCAGCCTCGCATCTTTCAGTAGGTTGATTTGCACCAACAATGCAAACTTCAGGGTAAGCCCAAATTGTATTACATACATCTGGGATTATTCCATAGTTTAGTTTCAACATTTCAACATAACAACCAAGCTGTTTATCAGTTGAATAAGGTTCTTTCCAATACTTGTCTATTTCTGGAATCTTTATTGTTCCTTCTCTTTCACGTTTGTAAAAACCAGATTTAGTATTGCCTTTAGTTTTTAAGTCAAGTAATCTTATCTGCTTAGTTTCTGTATCATATCCAAGCAAATCAAGCTGACCGCCAACTGATTTATCTGGTATAGACATCATAAGTTCAACAGCCATTGGCTCAAAATGTTTGAACAAATAATGATCTAATAGTGGTGCAACGATTTCTTCGTAATCGCCCATATCAATATCATTACTACCAAGCATTTTTTCCTGGAGACATTCATGCACCTTTTCTCCTCTGGGCTGCCATATATATCTATAGGCTTCAATATTTTCTTTGGCTTCTTCTGTCAGTTCATTACAAACTTCAGTTGTAGAAAAAGCAAGCCATCTCTGATTAGTCTCATCAAAGTATTTATGAGTCTCCTGATCTCTGAAGATAGCAAGTGGTTTAAGCAATTCGATAGTTTTCATTTGGAAAGTTAGATAGGAAGGTCTTTAGGATCAATAATTTCTATTTTCTCCTGTTGTTTGGGTGGTGTTTCAACCCTAGCAAGATTTCTGTATTTGACACCTTGATAACCTTGCGGAAAGGCTTTATTGCCTTTTGTGTTATTTACACATTCTGTCCATCCTGGGGGTGGCTTATCTAAATCTTCTAAAGTCCACATCATGCGTTTTGGATTTTTAGGATTAGGTTTTTTTAAACCATCTTGAAGTGTTTTTATCAGGGATGTTTGGTCAAATAATATTTCCATTATTCAAAACCTCTCTCTGCTGTAAATACTCTTGATGCTGGATGATTATTTTTTGGCTCTTCTGGTTTGTAGGATTGCTTAACAGGAAATAAATCCTTCCAGCCACCTGCTATAGCGTTCTCAAGAGCTTGTTTTCTATCTTGTGTAGGAAATGACCTTAACTTCTTAAAGATGCGGTTAGCAACGCTTGTAGAGCAAGTTCCCTTATTTTTATATCTGACACTCCACCATTCAATTAGAAGATCAGCATAATCTTTGAGATCATCAGGTATTAAATCTAGTGTAATCGTGCTAAATCCATATTCATCCATAGGCACAGAAGCATTTTTTCTTCTGGACTTGGTTTTCATGTCCTTTCTAATTAGTATCCTAAGATAAGCTGACCTTGAAGTTTCTTCATCTCTGTTTTGATCGAGCCATTCAATAAGGTCTGGATCAAGAAACATAGTAATTTTGGTTTTTGCCATTCATACTGATTAACTATCTTTATTATTTAGCATGACATTATATGTGTCAAGAGGTTGTTACTAATGCTATATAATTAAATTCTTGCAAAATCCATTCATTATATTAATATAAGTATATATAATATAATTATCTATATATAACTACTTATATATCTATAAAAAAAGTATATATAATATTATATATTCTTTTTCTTTTGCTTCTTTTCTTTTTCTTA